GAGTAAACCTTTAACGATCTGCCCCATTGGAGTGTCTAATATAAGTGCCTTACCCATCACATTATTACCTGACCATGTCAGCTCAGTAATACGATGGGATACTTTGTCTAAGTTTACAGTGGGACCATCTGGATGGTTTAACTCACCGACTGCTCTCTTAGGAATTACTTGTTCTTTGTTATACTTATCTATAGCTTTTTCCATAATAGCTTTTGGATAAATCCTACCATTACGGTTCTTGCTTTCTGCTTGAGCAAAAATACCTTTGATTACATGATTCTTTCCGCCAGCATCAGTAGCTTCGGTCATGTAAGATATTTCTTGATCTTGGTATTCTGCTATTAATTTCATCTTATCCTCCAAGATAACCCACTGGTGTCAACTTCATAGTTGCAGCAGCAGCAAATATTTTTTCTGATGAGTTTTTATTTAAATACATTTCTTGGCCTGGAGCGATAGTACAAGTTCCAATAGTTACTCCAGCTGCTGTACAGCGAGTAACTACAAGATTAGTTGATGCAGCATTGAACGCACGAACGCATTTGGCACTAGAGATATTAGTCGCCGTGCCGTGAGCTGTTGCTGCACTTATTTGCGGTCCCATTAGAGTAACCATTGTCATATTATCTTCCTTTAATAATGTTGTGCCCACGCTCAACAAGACCTGATACTTTTTCAGCTGCTTCAACATGATCAACTTTGTAAAAAATACCCTTTTGTTGGCGCGCCAAGCTTTCGCCTGGGTTTACTTTACCTGATAGACCGGTATGTAGTGCAGCAATCATCTTATGGTCGCTACTCTTTTCTGTGTCCCCTACAAATCCATGTATATTCGCAAGACCTATGTGAAACTTGGATAATTCAGTATGATGATTGCTAAGAGCATTCAGATGTTTCTGTGCTTTTTCGCTATGCATGCCTTCACTATTTTTATACTTACTATGAATTTTCTTAATAGCGTCTGTATGCTCTTTATACACCGATACATGAGAACTGCTTACATCTTTGTCTTCTCTTATATTCTGTAATAAGGAAGCATATGTTGTAAGTCGGTTTTCATTATTATTACTAAACATTTGCTACTTCCCTTTATACTGCTTAATGAATTCTTTAGCCATATCAATAGCTTCTTTTTCATTTGGATACGTATCTAATTCATCACCGTCTATTAGGGTCTTATATTTGTTAAACGCAAGTTTCTGAATAACAACTTTCTTTTTACCGATAGTCATTTTCTTAGAAACCATAACGGCTTCTTTTAAATTCGTGTTTAACTCTTTAAACCTAAGCATCTACTTCTTCCTGTGAGCCAAAAATCTTTGATGCAACACCAACTCTAGTTTGATCAATTGCATCCCTAAGCCTATTATTTATCTCACCTGCAAAAGCACTTTGTGCAGCTGCATAATTTTCATCACCAATACTAGAAACAATACTCTCAACTGGATTCACTTCTGGATCCTCATCAACTTCATCATCGCTAGTGTCACTGACATCATCAGGTAGTTCCATAGTCTCATCTTCAATATCAAAATCGTCTTCCATATTATTCTCCACTTGCATTTTATTATATTTATACTTATTAATCTTTTAACTATCTTTTTATTAGGATTTATGTGTTATAGTTAAATTATTGCTGCTGAGGGTCTTCTTTTTGTCCTGGCTGAGGTTGAGGTCCTGCCTGAGCTTGAACTTGATCAGCCTCTTTCTCTGCATCATTTTGAGCAATTTCAACTTCTTTATCTAAATCCTTTATCTCTTCTTCACTTAATTTTAGGACAGTTTTCATAATCCATTGTTTAGTGAAATACTCTCCAACATATGGATTAACCATATCAAGTGTACCGAGTCTTTCTTTTAGAATTTCAGTGTCTTTAAGTTCAGAGAAATGATTGTCCCTATGGTAATCAATTTTAATATCTCTTTCCCATTTCTTCCAATCAGCTTCTGTAATAACTCTTTTAAGTATAAGCTGCTTTTGAAGAATCCTAAGGAATAGTTGTCCAAAACGGTTACGTAATCTATCAATGAACTTTTGAAATTTTACTTCATCTCTACCGATTTCTGTTGATCTGCCAATAGAGAATCCATTATTTTCTTGATCTAGTCTTTGTACCGGCACATTAAGAGATTTGTACAAACGTTTTTGGAAATAAATGATGTCATCAATTTGACCTAAGTTATCACCTCCAGGCAAACTAGAAATTTCAGTACTTCTATTGCCTTCTCTACGAGGGAGCCAAAAGTCTTCCAACATTGACATGTGTTTTCTGTCATCACGTAAGTCACCTGTATTAGCATCATATACTAATTTATTACGGTACTTAGACATAATGTTTTTCATATATTCTTCGGCTTTACCCTTTGGTAAGTTACCCACATCAATATAAAAAATTCTTCTTTCAGGCGCTCGAGCAAGTCTGTAAATGACAAGTGAGTCTTCCATCATTCTTAATTGATTTACTGGTTTAATAGCTTTTTGTAGATGTGAAAGAATCTTCTTCCTACTTTCATCTAACAAACCGGATGTAATATAACTAATAGAATCTTCAGTAAACTTTACAGCTTGTCTATGCTGACCAGGAGCTTCTTGATATACATAATACTCTTTTACATTGTCAATAATCTCAGCGTTAGTCGCTGGATCTTTTTTCTTCTTAATTTCTTTTACTTTTCTCATTTTAGGAGAGTCAATATAACGGATATCTTGAATACCCTGTTTTTCATTATTACCATCAATAATGAGGTGGTGATAGATTTTTCCATCTATATACCACCTTCTAAAAATATCATGGCCATCTTCAGCAAAATTTAACATTCTTAAAATGTTAGAGAATTCTTCAGTAATCTGTTCTTTAATATTTTCACTAGCTTCAATATCATCTAATACGATACTTACACCAGGAGCGTCTTCGTCTATTACAATCGCTTCATTAACAATATCTTCAATTGCTGCATCACATTCAGGATGCATTGAAACACCACGGTATTTCATTACTAATTGATAATTGTCTTTAGCGCCAGAGCCATCAATATCAACGTATTGGCCAAAGTATCCAGCACCCATTCCACCCGCGGATTGTGTTACATACCCAGCGCCGTCATCATCTCTTGCCGCGACAACGGATTGTAGCTTCTCATCTTTATCTTTCGAACCACTTCTTTTAATTTCAAATCCGAAAAGCTTTATTGAATTATCTGCCATAATTAATCCCTTAAAATATGTAGTGGAGGGGAGAATTATTCCCCCCTCTACCTTATCAATTAGTACTATTTATAACCTATTAAGTAGTAACTTTCGCACCAGCAGCTTCGCCACCAGCATAACTCTCCCAATATTGCACGGAAAAGTCTACGCTAAATTCTTCAATAGTATCATTAGCACTATAACCTAATGCAATCGCTGAAACACCTGTTGGGAAACAACCTCTAAACTTATATGTATAAAGAATAGATTCGTTCTTATCAAGTTGATCAACAGTAAGATCTGCCTGATAATCCAATGGAGAAGTAACACCAGTATTTGATTGGTGTGCATTCATTGAATTCATCCAAACTTCCATACTCCGTCTTACTTCAAAGTTAGTGTCATTGATTACATTTACTGACCACGGTTCAAATGAACGATCTCCTGCTACATATAGCTGTCTTCCTCTATATGCAACTGGAACTGCGTTTACATTTGATGCCGGTAGATTACCAGCATTACACATAAATGATGTCAGTTCGACATCACCTGTCATAATCCGTGGATAAGCAAGTGTGATTTTAAACAGGTTGGGACGTGCGCCACCACCTGATAGTTTAGCTTTAAATTGGTCTACACCTAAAATTGCCATTTTATTCTCCTATCCCTTTATGTTGCCGAACCAACAACTTCTTCAAACGAAACGCCGGTGCGAACTGCAACGAAGTTAAGAGTGATGAAGTTAATGGACCGTGCTGGTTTAATAAAGAGACTTGCTACGAACTGATTCGTATCAATAATCGAGGCGGTGTTATTAGTTTCATCAGCTACTAGCCTGAAATCTGTTATACCTCTTCGACCTTTTATATCTCTTAAAAGTGGTTCTACAATATTTACGAATTCAGCTCTCGTAAATTCATCGTTGAATTCGAATAGAATATTTTTAGCAGCTTCTGCAATGGCTCTTTCGATAACCAAGAAGAGTCTACGAACATTGATTCTATCAAATGCTGATGGCCTATTTAAGTGTGTCTTATCACCAAACAATAAGATACCGTTTCCAGGCAAATTAGTTACTGGATTGATACCTGCTCTATAAAGCTGATCTCTCTGAGATTTATTAGGTGAATAAGCCAAAGCCGTAACACCAAAATACTGACCTCTTCGTGTGCCTGCAGGAGATACCCAAGGAGCGAAGTTATTATCAGTAGCAGCACATAAACCAGCAGTAGATGAAGAAGCTGGAATAAAGATATATTTATCGTTGTACTTATCATATACTTTTAAGAAGTTATTATCTACGGCGAGATACGAGCTTCTTGTTAAGTTTTTCAAACCAGATAATGTGGTTGCAGTTGCTGTGGCAGGAGTATTAACCACACCAGCTCTTTGTGGAGAAGCAAATACCATACAGTCTTTACGTTTTGTTGCTGCAATAGATGTTAGATGATTTACTAATGTGACATGATTAGTTGCAGTGACTAAGCTTGGCGCAATTAAGAAGTCAATCAAATATTGTGCTGTATCATCTACAGTGTTATAAGCAGTCATATAATCAGCAACCGCTAGTGCGCTACCTGCTGTTCCGCCACCAAGTGTTGCAGAAAGAACACCCGACTTGCCAGTCTGACTCATACCTATTCTTGCTCCACTAACTGCTGGACTACCAGCACCTTTCAGGCGCATTGCGACAGGCATATCAATCATTCGAACATATTGTGATCTATTGTTAATAACATCTGTTAAGAAGTTGTTCGTACCATCGGCGTTTTGAGCACCTTTAGCTTGAGAAACAAATGGATATGTTTCAACAACTGACCCTTTAGTTCCGGAGATCTCTCCGGTTGTATCAATTACTACTACATGGCATTCATCATGTACACCACCGATGTTAGCAGTATGAGAAGATGTACCTGGAGCAGCATCAAAGTTATTAGCATATGCCCAGTTAGTAAAGTCAGAATCTAATTCTAGACCGACTGATGCAGCACTGTCTCCACCGACACCGCATATTTCAACCTTAAGGCTATTACCAAGAAGTCCTGGAAATTTACCAACAAATGTATGACCATCTGAGTCTAAGCCTGACCGCAGATTATCAAATTCTGCGTTATTTAAAATTGAAGGACTTGTTCTAGCATTGGGTTCGCCAACAGCAACACCGACTTGTGTTACAGTAGAAACTCCAGTGCCTGCAAGAGAAGCTACAGTTAATACTAAATCGTTAACGCCAGTTACACCAGATAATCGTGCACCTAAAATAGTGAAGGTATCACCAACTGCATAGCCTGAACCTGCAGAGGAAACTGTGGTTGTATAAATTTCGTCATCTACTGCTATCGAGAATGTCGCACCCGACCGTCCTGCGGAGGGTGATACTGTGTATTTTGATGCTGCAATCGCGATAGTCTGTGATGCTACTTCACCGCCTCCTGCTGCAAATGAGTTTGATGGCCCAGTTGCAGAGTTGTTACCTGCTCTAATTACGTAGAGATCACTTGAATATCTAAGATAATAAGATGCGCTGTGGAAGTCAATAGTATTCGTATCATCGGGTGATCCAAATGATGCTACTAAAGTTCCTTCGTTGTTTACGAGAGTCGGTTCATTACAAGGACCCCAGCGGTAATTACCAACAATCGCGCCTGTGGAAGTAGGAACGTTTGGTACGCCGTTAGTTAGGTCAATTTCTCTTGTAATTACTGCCGGAGACTCTGATGGTGCATATATTGCCATGTCGTTTCCTTTTCCAATCTAATTGAATTATAAGTTACATAATACGGTTGTCTGTTCAATTACTTATATTTATATACATTTGATTTTAAAGTTCATTGCCGTTCCACTCTTTGACCGACCACTCTTCTGGCTGTTCTAATCCCCATGGACTAGTAGATAAAGCCGGAGCAGGGATATCATTTAATCCATCATCGACAAATCCCCAGTCTAGTATATCATTGTCAATTTCTTGCATTCTTTGTTGGAACATCAAATCTCTTATATTGATATCAGTTAATTCTTGGAATGCGGTCGTACCTGCAAAATAACCAAACATTACCAAGTTCATAACTATATCATCATGATTTCCATCAGATGCTTCATATGAAGAGCCACGGGCAGTAAATGTTGATATTTCCATTATAGTGTCTTCATCAACTATTTCTAATTTATTATTTTCTAATAGATCTTTAAATGATGAGCATCCAATTCTTTTGACTTTTCTTGTCATAAGAATACCAATTGCATCAGCTTTAATCGTCGATTCTACAAAAACATTTTCATATTCTAAATCATGGTATAGTCCATTACATACAACCATTCCAGCATCGTTAGATTCTATTACTACTATTGCATCATTGTACAATTTCCCATACTTATATATAATATTAGGGAAGAGGAGAGGAGAGATAAGATTATTGCGATATACAGCAACCTGCCGTAATGGCTCCGCGCTTACGTCGATTACACTAAACGTGCTATAATCCTGTCCTCTTCCCTTTGCTACATCCACACAAACAACATATTCGTGGCCTTCAATAGGATCACTGTAAACTTTTACATCATCATTAGTGATTCGTGTAGGATCGGCTCGTCGAAGAGCTAGTAATGTTGGAGCATCAATAAGAGTATCACCTGTTCCAAAAAATGTATTTCCGAATTCTTGATCAAATTGTAATGGCGATGTATTAGCTATAGTGGAATTTTTCCATTCTTCATCACGACCTGGGACATCCCACCAATCTACTCTAAATGGCGCAAATCCATTTACTCCTTGAATAGCACCTTCCCATATTTTGTGAAAGATATTACCTAAACCATTTGCGGTAGAGGTTATAATAACTTTTGTATCTTTACCAGATGACACAACAGGATATGTTGAGGTATAGAACTCAGCAGCTCTTTCAACAAATGCAAACTCATCAAGATAAAGTAAGTTAACAGACATACCACGAATAGATGATCCGGATGTTGCTGCTGCAACGATTCTTGAATTATTACTAAATTCAATAGAACCTTTATTCAGTGCTTTGCATCCAGGCTGTAAAAAGAATGGTAGATTCTCTAACATAAGAGTAAC